CAGGTGTATAATTAAAATTCATCACTTTGCCATCTACACTAGATTTTACAGTTTTGTATTTTTGTACTCTTGTAAGTTTTCTTTCACCATCATATGATAGACCTGTTATCTCAAAAGATAACTTAGGTAAAGTAACTGCAAATTGTCTATCAGATAAATTAGGTTGTTGTTCTAATCTTGTTAAAAACTTTTCTTTAGGTGCATATGCTAATGGTACTTTAATAGATTGCACTACATTACCATTTGAATCCCTTCTTTTAATTTGTATATTATTAAAGATTTGACCAAACGCAATAGTCATTCTTCTCATTGTCTGATTGTAAAAATAACCTCCGAACATTAAAAGTCTACCTCACCAAATGGATTTCGTTCTGTAAAGTCTAGTATATCATCACCCACACTTGCTGTATCAAAACCTGCCTCACTATCTAAATCAATATTATTTGCATAAGGTGATTGTGTTTGCAATGCATAAGTTTCCATTAAGAAGTAGTTAGCGTCGCCACTTGCTCTATCGTTTTCAAGTAATAGAGAACCTTCTTCTGCCTCTAAAGTCATTTGATGTGCCAACATATCAAGTGAGAATTTATCTTCTGCACTATCAATATCTGCAATGCCAGTATCAAGTCTTTCAGATGAATACTCGAATCTAGTTACTCTTAGTTTGTAAACAGGTAAGTTGCCTAATTGAAAGAATGGTTCTTGGTCTTCAATAAATTGAATCTCAAAGAAACTATTCATCAAAGGCATATAAATGATATCGCCTTCATTAGGTCTATCAGAAACTATTTGTGTAGCAGGGTCTCCGACAATATCTTCCCACCTTCTTTTAGATACAGTAAATGTTGTATCTTCTCTTATTTCTAATCCGAATTTAGATATTAATTCTTGTTCGCCAGCAAATCCTTCAGTAGAATCCATATACATTTCACATAGATAAGCTGCATTAAATTTACTTGCAACATCTTCGCCAAGTATAAGGTCTTTGTTTACTAATGTTCTAGGTAGGTAATAGACATCATGTCCATAGATTTTTAAACCTTCAATAATTAAGTTTTCAAAAAGTTTTTTTTCTTCTGATGAACCTATGCCATTTCCACCTTGAAAGTAATGATTTGTTGGCATGTTGTTATCCTAATATTAAGTGAGGTGGTTCCTCGTAATTACTTCTGACTTCTTGTTCTAGTTTTAATATTTCTGATTCTGCCTGTTGCATGATTTCCATACCATTAAGTGATACACCACCAATCATAGTTACACCAGCAAATTTAGATAAGTTTTGACCCCATTGTAATTTAAATTTTTGAGTAACATATCGTTTTACCCATATGTCATTAAAAACATCTGTGTATGTAGCAGGGTCTAATTTTCTATAACAGTCAATAATTAAATACTCATCTACATCTAAATCGTTTGTCCAATCCATATCAATGTATAATCTATTGTCTAGTTGATTATATCTAATAGGTTTTTCACCTACTAATATATGGTCTAAGAAATCTAAGTGTCTTAATACAACATCATAATTAACTACTGATGTTGAAGAAAAATCGTATAAGTCGTTTAATCTTAATTGATATCTAACATCAAATAAATTTAAGTTACCTTTATCTGAAAAAGGAAATATGTTTGTAACAGCAATTACTGTATCAGGTATAACAAGATAGTTGTCTTGTTCAAAGTGTGTAGTTGATACACTACCTTCTTCTAAATCAGTAGCAGATTCAGTACTTCTAGTTTTATTTTGTAATCTTGCCTTATCATCTGATGTAAGTTTATATTTTAGATAAGTTCTACGAATACCATCTGTGTGATATTGTGCAAAATATTGTAAACTCTCATCTAGTCTATCTTCTAGTTGGTCTTCATCAACATTTATTTCTATTACAGGTTTACCTAATGCTCTTAAAGCATACTGTTTTAGTGTTTCTCTTGTATTTGGGTTTGCCATATCTTAATTCCTCTATACTATTTATGCACTATAATAAGGCAGTTTGTAGTTAGTTCCACCTATTGCAACAGTAATAAACCCTACTGGCGTATCTAAACTTTCAGTCTCAAAAGTTCTAGCACCTATATTTGTTGTAATACTTGTTGAACCAGATGTAACTGTTCCTTCTACTGCAACAGTACCAGTTGCATTTGGTAAAGTAATTGTTCTATCAGCGTCTAAACTATCTGCGACAGTTAATGTTAATTCGTGAGCGTCTGCACCATCGCCTTCAAAAGTTAAATCTGTTCCTGTATTTAAAAATAATGCTGTAGCGTCTAGTGTTGCAACAGTTGCCGATGAACCATTTGTAATAACTTTAAAATCTAATTGTCCGTCTTCTGTGCCGTCTGATACATCTAATGCGTTTGCACTTATCTTACCATAAGTAACTGCCTGGTCAGCGTCATTTTCACCTTTAAATACTAATGCACCTAATTTGTCATCATCTGCTGGACTAGCAGAGTTTCTTTTAATTACTAAAGCAGGACCTTCAGTACCATCATCACCGGTGCCTGTTACAGTTAAAACTGTACCGATACCTGTTGATGTAAATGTACCTGTTGTACCTTTTATGTCTGCACCTTCAAAGTCTGCTTTTGTATGAGATATATTACCTGTAGCGTCTGCCGTAGCAGTTGTAGTTGCAACAACAAATTTATCTGCTGATTCATCCCACATCATTATTGCATTGTCGCCAGTTGAACCTCTTTCCATTATGATACCAGTATCATTTGCATTTGAACCAGCACCTGAATTTAATTCTAATAAACTATCTGCAAGTGTTGTATTTGTAGATGATACAGTTGTTGTAGTTCCGTTTACAGTTAAGTTACCTGCAATAGTAACATTATTTGGTAAACCAATTGTTATTGTATCGCCACTTACAGAAGTATCTACCTCATTTGAAGTACCTTGAATTTTTAAAGTTTCACCTAAAGTAATTTGTGTAGATGTTGAAGATGTATCTACAAGTGTAAAACTAGAATTTGCAAGTTTACTATTTGCAATAGAACCTGCTAATTGAGTGTTTGTAATACCACTTGACTTAACTGTTACTGCACCACTTGATACAGAAAAGTCATCACTACTAAAACTAGCAATACCTTTATTAGATGTTGTAGCGTCTTCTCCTGCAAAAGTAATAGTTCCAGAACCCTCTGTAACATCCATACCTTCACCAGCAGTAAATGTAATTGTGCCACCTAAAGCAGTAGCAGTTGAGTTTGAACCATCTGTAACTGTTATTGATGAATTTGATAATTTAGCATTTGCAATTGAACCTGCTAATTGGGCGTTAGTAATTGTACCTGTTAATGATGATGTTGGATAACTAGTGGCGTCTGATAAATCAAAAGCAGGAGTTGTATCAGAAGCACCAAGTGCTACTGTAATTCCACCAAAGTTTACACTTGAATTACTTAATGAGCTATTACCTATATTTGATAAAGTATTTGCACTACCACTTATTGTTTTATTTGTAAGTGTTTTTGTTGTGCCTGAATATAAAGTATCTAATTGTGATAATAATACTCTACCTTCTGTACCACCATCCGATACTAATAGTTTATCACCAACGGCTAATGTGGCACTTTCTAAATTAGTTGCACCATCTATATTTACAATTGCCTCAACAGAACCAAACTCTAATGCTGAAGCACCAGAATTTACTTTTAATACTTGACCGGCAGAACCAATAGACAACGAAGCACCCAAACCACCATGTGTTAGTCCTATAAAATCGCCTGATTGATACTCGGCAAGTCCTGTGGCCGTACTGCCACTAAAGACGCCTCGTATAGGTGTTTTAACTGCCATATTTATTCTCTCTCGTTCTTACTATTTATCTAAAATTGAAATAGGGTTGGGTCAGTATCAGTTAATGTACTACCATCTGATAGTGTAAATGTATGAGCATCCCCAAACGCCGTTCTGTTATCAATTGTAGCATTAAATTCAAAATTTTTATTAATTGTATTAAGACCACCAGCTGCTGTAAAAAATGGTACTTTCTTAATTACTTGTCTACCACCTGTACCTTGTACAGCAAGTTTATTTCCGTCTTCATCTTTTGATTCAGCAGGTAATGTTACACCTGTTGCCGATACTGATACTGTACCAGTACCATCAGATGATATTGTTGCACCACCTAAGTTAATTGTTTCTCCTGCAAGAAATAACTCTGCAAATCTTTTACTTGAACTACCTAAATTTCTAGTACCATTAGCGTCAGGTATTATATCTTCCCCAACAGCGCTAAAATCAGCACCACTTATTGTAACAATAGATGAACCATCTCTTACATAAATTTTCTTATCTGCAATATTAACTGCAATTTCACCATCTACTAATTCTGAAGTATTAGGTACATCACTAGCAGTTGTAAATCTTTTTATCTTAATTGCAACAGGCATTATACAGTACCTCCATCTAATTCATTTGTAAATTCAAATTTGCCAGAAGTTGAATTGTATTGCATAATAGAATCATCTGCCAAGTTAGTTGTATCTACATCTGATAAATCTGATAAGTTAGATGAACCACCACTTGATGTAACAAATTGTAGTTTACCTGTTGAAGCATTATACGATAATACTTTTCCGTTACCTATAGCGCCAGTATCTACATCATCTAATTTTAATAAATTAACTTCACCACCGCCACCGATAGATGACATTTGTTTAATGACCATTTCTTTAAAGTGTCTAAATTCTTCTTTAATTTTTGCTAATTCAGATTTTTCTTCTGTAATGATAGGTGGCGCCATATGACCAGGACTATCTTTTGTAAAGTTACTCATAGCGTCTGCAAGTAATTGAGTACTTGATTTTTCTTCTTTTCTTGAATCTGATATAACTACTTCTATTTTATCACCATCTTTTGGTGTAGGTAGATTAATTTGTTCTTCTAATGCATTTTCAAAATTAGATAGTCTACTAAAAAAACTCTCTAACTCTAAATTCATTTTTGTTTGTTCTGGTTTTGCTGGAGTTACAGAATCCATTATAGTTTTAGGTGTAAGATTTCTTTTTGCACTTGCTAGTGTGCCAAAAAAATCTGATAGGTCAGTTAATTCTACTTTAACTTGTGGTTGTAATCTTTCTTCTCTCGCCTGTATTCGTGCCTGTTCTTCGGATACTTTCTTTTTTTCTATTGCGACAGATTGGAAAAACTCTTGTAATTCATTCATTATATCTTTGTTACCTCTGGATGTACAGTAACAACACCATAATGTACCTTTTCTATTGTTGAATCTGATAATATTAATTCTACATCATATACATATCTTCCAGCAGATATTCCTTGTGTTGTAGGTTCTGTTAATACTAATTTATAAATACCACTTGCACCTGTAACTACACTTGCTGTAAATGTAGCAGTAACAGAAGAAGAATCATAACTTTTTCTCATTTGTGCTTGAAGTGTTAATCCTGAAATATCATAGGCAGTTGAACCATCAGTAGTAACTGTAAAGTTTTTACTAAATGTTGCCCCTTGGTCTAAACCAAAATTTTCTGCTGTTTTTTGTGTAACTGCCATTAGAAATTCTCTTGTCTATAAGTTTTTAATCTATTAATATAATCGTTTGAAAAATCTGCTGTTGAAGTCCATTGCAAAGTTTTTTCTATAAGTATATACCCATTACCAGGTTTAGGTGGAATAAATGCATCCCTTAAAGAATCATATGTATAACCAATTTCAGCCATATTATATCTAAGTGGAGTACCACCTAATTTATGTTTATTTTTCCAAGTATTAAATGAACATTGTT